ATTGTTGCAGTTAATCCTGTTACTTTAGTTGTGCTTGGCAAAGCTGATGAACTTTCAAATATGTCAGTTTTTCTAAACTGCTTAACTTGTTTAATTACACCACCACCACCAGAACCACTGCCTATTGCTACAGGCATTTTGGCTTCTCTCCATTTATCAACAGTGGCAAGTTGTTCTGATACTACTTCATAAGTGCTACCAGCTGGAACAATATATAAAGGATTATTCCAATTACTAACTCCTACAGAGCCAACTGCACCTACAACCACATCATCAATCTTAAAATCTACTAAATTGTTTTCATCTCCTGATGGTGAGTAAACTGCAAATTGAACATATAATGGAACATCATTTGTATTTGTATAAACAGTATTTGCTACATTAGTTTTATCTTCCCATACCATTTTTTCAGGAGTGTAACTACCACCACCTGAACCTGTAGTTTCAGCTACTTCTTGTATTCTTACTTTATTATAAGTAAATCTACCATTTGCTCCAGTACCAGCAACTTTTATATAAGCTGATATAGTTAAAGGACCTGTGTCTGTAGCAGTGTAGATATAAGAACGCTCTAAAGGACTATAAGAGCCAACACCACCAGAACCAGTTCTTGGACCAGCGAACATATATATTGGAGTATTGTCAGTATTATTAAGCATAATTTTCCAATATACTGTAGTATTACTACCTACTACGGGGTCTACATTAGCTTGACATCCACCTGTAATAATATAGTGTTTACCTTTAACAACATCTACAGTCATCTCACCATTAGACATTTTTGTAAATTCTTGACTACTAAAGTCAGTTGTGTCATCTGGTGTAATTCCCGCAAGAAGTAAAGGAGTTGATGTACCACCACCTGAACCACTACCCTCACCTATTACTGCAATGTGAACATATTTAGCAGTGCTAGACCTTGTGGTAGATTGTTTTGGTGTGCTTACATAGAATGAATCTACAGTAGGAGCTGATGTTGCCCAAGTTGCAGTTCCATTAAAGAGTTGAGGTTGTAACATAGCATTAACTTCATCACTTGAAGAAGAAGCTATAACACAATAATTAGCGTTAGACATTGGGGTTTTAAAAGTTACCTTATATACACCCGCACCTGTATTTTCTACAGAAGCAATATTATTTTCAGCTCTTATATCTGATGATGTTCCATCAAAGTTTACCCAAGCTTTAATTGAGTCACCACCACCACTTGAACTTGCTCTTGTTGTTGCTTCAGCAGTAGCGTTAATACAATACAACATAGCTACGTTACGAGGTCTTGTTTCGTCACCACCTGTTGCGGTTACTGAGCCTCTACCTCCACCACTTGGAGCGGCGGCTGGGGTATTAGAAGTTCCTCCAACTGTACCACCCGTTGGTTTTCTTGGATTTTCTGTTGAATGCGTATGAGCTTTAAACTCATCATCCTGTTTATTACCTACAGGTAATGTATCTGATGAACCTCTAATAAACTCATCTTGTAAGTCAGGTAAGTTGAATGTAGTTGAACCATCACCTTCACCATAAGTATCACCTACTTTAGAATAGAGTAAGCTATATGTATCTCTTGATACTTCTGAACCATCACAATGTAACCATCCTGTTGGAACACTGTCCATTGCAAAAGGTGCTACCATACCAATAGCTGTATCTACAGATGGAACTCCAATAGCTACAGGCATTTTGGCTTCTTTCCAATTATCCATTGTTACACCACTGTCAGAACTTGCTCTTAACTCATAAGTAGAACCTGATGGAATTAATATTAAGCCAGAGTTATAATAATTAGTTGTGGTTGTTCCTGTTCCGTTAGCACCAAAATTCTCTCCATCTATATATAAATTAACATACTTTCCTTCACCACTACCACCTAGAGTAAGTTCTACATAAAGATATAATGGAGCATCATTTGTGTTTGTATATACAGTGCCTAATGCTCTGTCTGCTTTCTTATCTTGCCATACTAATGCTTCAGGTGTAGGTGTAGGTGTAGAACCACCACCAGTTACCTCTGTCCAAGTAGCATCCTTACGAGCATATTGTTTACCATCTTCTGGTGCTTCTGTAACTACTGTTTTGCCCTTGACTGTTATGTCGTGTGTTGTTGATACACCACCTTCACCATCAATCCTCATTCTTTCTATGTTTTTTGTAGTTAACACTAATGAATTATTGTCACCAATTCTTTCAGTTCCTACTGAAGCTCCATTTGGTTTTGAGTTTGGGTCTGTAGAATTAATAAATCTAATTAAAGAACCTGTGCCATCTGATGTTGAGTTATTTCTAATAACTATACTTTCTTGAACATTACCAGCATCTGTTTGTGTTTGCTTTAAATTGCCATTAGCTACATTTACATTACCATCATAAGTAGCTGTATTACCTTCTTCTGTCCATATACTATCGCCACTACCACCAGCACTTGCTGGAAATGCTTGTAACGCTAATGTATCACCCTCTAATACTGTTCCCTCACCTGTCTGAAACTCAAAAATAATATTAACATAATCACCCAAGTCATTAACAGTTGATACTTTATAACGACCATAATTAGGACTTTCTACTTGGTTTAATACAAGAATGTCATCAGTATTAACGGCAGTAAATTGTCTTACATTACCTTGCTCATCTGTTTTAGATATAAATACTTGATTAGCATCAGCGTATGAATAAGTAAAAGCTGATAAGTTTTGCAGATATATATTACCTGTTTCAGGGTTTCTATTAGGACTTGATGGATAATCTGTTGTGTAGGATGAGCTAAAAAATATGCCCTCTTGTAATGTAGCAATATCAGCGGTATTAGTTGCTACCTTTCCTGATAGCGTTCCAATAGCTGTTGTATTGCTAGTAATATTTGTGTTTTGTGCATCTTGTGTAGCATCTACTTCAGTCTTTGTGTAGGTAGTGGCTTTATCTGCTTTCTCAAACAGTTTTCCATCTACCTCAACACTACTGTAAGTTTCAGACTTAGTGTAGGTATCTGATTTATTAGCTTTGTTATCTAATAATGTATTTGTTTCTGCTTTAGTGTATAAATTGTCAGCAAACACATCTCCATCAACAGTTAAGTTTCCATCAACATCAAGGATAACTGCTTTTTCAGCAGGATAGGTTTCAAAGACATCTTCTGTGCCTTTAAGGTCTATAAGACTTCCTGTGCTAGATGCAATTACGTTTCTTGTTATCACACCATCTGTTTTAACACCATGACCTACTTCCCATGCGTTACCCTCTATTATGCAGTAATAAACAGTATTGCCATTAGTAATAGCATCCCAATTTTGATATCCTGCCCTATTAGAACCTACAATAATATTACCTGTCCCTACTGTAGAACAGGCAGTTCTTACTCTGTCTTTTAATTGTAATGCCATTATAATTTACCCTATGATAATGTTAATTTTAAGTTTGCTGGTGTTATTTGAAATTGGTCGCCAACAGTAATGTTTTTAGGTTCTACTAATTCTGCAAAATACATTAGATTGCCAGTAACTTCAGCATCCATAATACCTACATGAGTAATTGTACCCCATACTGTTGTTGCTACTGCCCATTCCATTTCGTTCGTGTTTTGTGTAACACCATCTGTAGGTGCATCCATTGTAACTGGCAATCTAGTGTAAGTTACTCCTGAGACCTCAGTTCCTGTGTTATCTTTAGTTGGGTCTGATGTATATAAAGCTACATATGCCTGAGCAGGTGTAGTGTAAGTTATTTTTCTTGTTGTAGCATCTATGAGAGCATCAGCAAGATAGTTTGAAAAGTCCATTTTATTAAGTTCCTATTTTAAGTTGAGAGTTGTACTGCTAGTGGTTGAGCTGGGAAAGTTGATTGCTCGTCTGATTTTGTAATACTTGCTAATCCTGCTTTATACATACTATCCCATGTTGTTAATCTAGGGTCATCCATTAAGAAAGGTGCGGATTCAGCTAGTGAAGCATATAACAATAAGTCAGGGCAGACCTCAAGGTATTCGTTAGAGGGAACTGTATCTGACATTGGGGCAGGTATTTTATAGTAGGTCATGTTGCACGTTGTAGCACCAGTTGGTTGTGGAGCTAGTACAAAATTATCAGCAACTAGAGTGTAGTTAACAGGCTGTCCTTGTGCATTTGAACCACCATTTCTTCTGTAGAATTGTGATACTGTTTGAAATGTCAAAGGTATAATTGGGTTAGCCTCCAAGTGTATATCTTGTAATTCTAAGAAATCAGCTGGAGTTGGAACTATAAATCCAGACGACATAGTATATGTAGACTGTTGCAAAGTCTGCCTAAGTCTTAAATCTCTGTTAAGTCTTTTCTCTGCTAACGATATAAACATCGGTATCTGAGTAGTTAGGTCTGTCCTAGCCAAGTAACTTGCAATGTTTGTCTTTAAATTGTCATATGATGTAAATGCTGGCATGGCTTATAAGTTTCCTTTTTTAGTCCTGAAAAATAAATGCTCAGGGTCATTTAACCAAGCGAAGAAACGCTTTTGGTCTAGTACTTCAAATCCTTTCATTATTCCTTGTTTGTTTAAAGCATCCACTGCTGTAAATGGAATACTTGCTACTTTATTTCCCCATAAATTGTCTGACCACTTAGTGTCAGCATTGTTATATTCTTCTTTGTTTCTTTCTATTAAGTCAGTAACATCTTGTGACTGCTTAAAAGTTATTTCATCTTTGTCATTTAATCCTACTGTTGTAGTCTTATTGTTATGGTCTTTAAATGATTTCATATTTTCCCTTAAAGGTAATGCCCTCCGAAGAGGGCAATAACTTGATTAAGCAATTTCGTTAATCATTGCATGAGCTTTTTCGTTTTTAACAACGAGTGTGTACTCAACGTTCATCATATACTTCTCTGAATCACCAGTCTTAGCTAGTTTAGTCTTTTTGAACGGACGTAAATAAGCTACTGATGCCATTGCTGGGTCTAGGACTAGAGCTACTTCATCGTCCAAGAATCTATCAGGAACTACTGACAATGTACCAAAATCTGACATATAAATATCAGCAGTTGCTACGATTGTTGTAGGCTTGTTGCTTGGAGCTTGAAAACGCTGTTCAGCAATACCAGCAAACTTTGAAACTGCTTGCTTGTTTTTAGGTGAAACTAATAGCATTGATGGCTCGCCACCTTGTGTGTAAGCTTTTAACACAGCTTCGTTTAGGTTATCTTCTGTAAAAGCAGTATCAGCTCCATCACCAGCTTTTACTACGTTAGTAGTTAGCCATGTTTGTATAGCTTTTAGAGTTCTAGCTGTTCCTGTACCACCAGCACTACCAGCTTGGTCAGACAATAGGATAGATTCCATGTCTCGTTTTAGTTCTGATGATGCTTTAGCTAGTTGGTAAGCTGTTTCTGTAGTTCTACCAGCTTTGTCTACTACGTCATCTGTAGATGATACTTGAACCACTTTATCAGAAATCTGAGTCCAGTTATCGTTCATAGTTGTAGAAGTTAGAGTTGGTGATACCGCATCTGCTCCTTCAACTTGTGCGTTAGCTAAATCTACATCTGATAGTGAGTCTGTTTGCCATTCGTGTTTAGTGTTTTTCGCTTTTGTGCGACCCACTGTTGACATAAATGGAGTTGTTGTTGGTGAAATGTCGTAAATCGCATCTTGTAAATCTTCGCGAATACCGACTGTGTTGTATGTGTCTAATGTTGCCATTGTTAATGTTTCCTATAAAAAGTTTGTAAATACTGAGGTAGCATCGTCGAGACTGCCTGTTCCCTTCAGTCGTTTTTTCTGCTTGGTATATACATCCACATTAGCAACTTTATTACCTTTCTTAGACATTTTAGGAGCTTTAGATAGCTTCTTGTTAACGCTAGGATTGGCTTTTTGTAGTTTATCGTATTCCATAGCCTTTTGTAATATTAATACATGGCGATGGTCGTAAACCTGTGCTAATTCATTGTCTGTAAAACCTATACCTTTCCCAAAACTACGAATATCAGATTTGATTTGTTCGGCTTTCTTTGGGTCAGAAAATTCCTTTACTTTTTCCAGTAACATTTTTGATTCATTAGCAACAATTTGTGCTTGTTGTTGAGCTCTATACTGATTTGATTCTTGAGCCAACCTAGCTTGTTCTTGTTGTACTAGCTGTATCTTTTTATTTTGTTCTGTTTGCTCTGCTACCTTAATAGCATATTGTATTGGGTCATTTTCTTTTAGTTGTTCTAAATCAGCCATATCCTCTCTACCTTCTGTGAGAATACTTTGTACTTGATTTAGTCTTTGAGCATATTGCTCCCTGATGCTTTGTGCTTCTTGGATAGCTCTAGCTTGGTCTTCCACAACCTTTCGTTGCTCTGCTAAAGTTTGACTTTTCTTGGTATAGTCATCACCTTTCTGATAACCGCTCACAAGCTCTTTCAAGGTGACATCTTTCTCTTCACCACCAGATTTTACTCTGTAAGTCTTGCGTTCTTCTACCTCTACTTCGTCTTCATCTGAATCTTCATCGTCTTCATCAGTAGCTTCTGGTTCATCTTCCGATTCCTCGTCTACTTCTTCTTCCAATGCTTCTTCATCAGTTTCCTCAACTGCTTCCGTTGCCACTTCTTCATTGTCTACCTCTGGTTTATCGTTTGATTCCTCGGCATCTAACATTTCAGTGAAAACTTCCGTTGCATCTTTTGGAGTT